ACCATAGAAAAACCGGTGGTCACTTTCCTGTATTTATTTCGTTGTCGCCAATACGTGTGCGTTCCAGCTTTATTTGAACCTTCACTTGGGTCTTGTAGTTGGACGTTGAAACCTTCGCTCATTGAACGTGGTGGCTCATAATACGAACCTGCCACAACTCGTCCAATATCAATGTATCCATCCGTATTGGTTGAGTCGTCCACTACCAAACGCCAGAATTGAAAAGTCTCTGATAAATAAAACACGATTCGCTTCATTACGTTTCCATCAGCATCCGTTGGAACAGTCAACGCTTGTGAATAAGTGGGTGAACTCCAAGAAGCGGAAGCGTTACCTTCCAGCGTGACGGTTGCGTCCGATGTGAAATTAAAATTGAACACGCTGAAACACGTTATCGCGACAGCACTCCCTTGATCAAAAACTACATTGGGATTTGTTGTGGTTGATCGCCATACTTTCCCAACGTGGTCTTGAACCAAATTGGATGCGGCTAAATCGGTGCTTGCTTCTTCGGAAGCCGTAACAGTTGAAGCATCCCACGTGTCAAAATTATATGTAATTCGGATTGCCATTTTTTCCCTATACCAAAGAAGGTGTTACGATTCCATCGGAAGCGATAACTTCACGACCATCAAATCCATCCCGTTTCAGCCTGTCAATAATTAAATCACCGAACTCACCTTCTATCAAATTCCTTGAACCATTTACGTCCGGTGAAGATAAGGAGACATTGAAATATAGGTTCACACTTGAACCGTTTGAACCGCCACCAAGAAATCCCATACCATCAGTGGAAGCCGGAACGACCTGTTCGCCACCGTGTGCCATAATCAACTGCGAAGAACCAAGCGAACCGGCCACGCGACCACCACCACGAAAATTCGGGATACCGGACAAGGAATTATTGCCTCGTCCTATTTGGTTGATAGTTCTGATCACTTCCACTGCCGCATCCACTTCATTGTCGTGAGTGGAAGCGACCTGTTCAAGGTATCCAAAATTGTCAGCTAAAAAACTTTCAACGGCTGAAATATGTGACGGCTTCAACATTACCCCGATGGGTGAATCGGTGGAACGATCACGGATACGTTGCGCGACTCTTTCCCCTCTTTGTTTTCGAATATTTTCTGCAGAGTTATTTGCGTCCGTGTCAAGTCCGGTCTGCGTGTTCGTTCTTGCCACTTGGTCACGGTCACCCTGTGACACGCCATACTTATCTAAGATTGCTTTTACTGCGGCCGCATCACGCTCATCACTCAACGGGTCGTGGGTGGAAGCGACAGGCACGGTCAGCGTATTGGCACCACCCAAGTATTGTAAAATATCGCCTTCTAAACCAGCCATCTCCGCTTGACTTTGCAATTCTTTTTTTGTCAATGTTTGCTCTATATCAAAACCTTCCGAAAGTAACTGGCGTGATAACCGGCTGTCAAATTTCCCAGCATCAAATTTGAAAGCGTCTTGGGTGGTTCTGGTGATAGAACCACCACCGGCTCCACCGAACCCAAGTGCTTTCACTCCGGCTTCGATAACCGTTGCCAATCCATCCATCAATGGAGGCGCAATATATTTCATACCAAGAGCAACAAGTGCGGCGGCAGGGATTGCTTTTTGTATGGTTCCTAAAAAACCACCGATAGCCGAATCTTCCCCACCGAAGAAATTACTAAGACCTTTTCTGAATCCACCAAAAAAACCACCGTTGCCATCTGTGCCAGAACCAAACAATCCACCAAGACTGAATCCAGAATCTCTGCCATTACCAAACAAAGCGTCCGTTATACCGCTTGACATTCTTACCGCCACGTTGCCCAACATACCGTCTACCATATTATTCCCGAAAGAAGTGAGCGCACCTTTAAAGTCGCCACCCAATGCGGTGCGGAAAGATGTGGTCAGGTCTTTCTCAAAGTTGCCTTTCAAACCGTCCGTAATGGTAGTAAACGCATCGGTGATTTTTCCTTTGTTATCTTTCAGTGCCGTTCCAGCACCTTCAGCGATTTCCGTTCCAGCTTTTTTCCCTGTCTTTGTTGATTGTTTTTCTATGCTATCATCATCATTGACAAGTGCGTCCGTGTATTTCTTTTTTAGGGCAAGCAAATCTTTGTTTGCCGCGATTGGCGTGTTTGAAAATATAGTATCAGCAATACCGGCTGTCTCGGTTGCTTTTGTTTTCACAGCTTCCATATTCGTTTTAAAATTTGCCGTCATTGCATCGGTGCGTTCCACCCACTTTTTTTTGACTTCTCCCCAATGATGTTCAATCGAATCTGGTGCGTCCACCGTGATAGGTGTAATGTCCAATTTGTCAAACTGAATGCCAAACGCTGAACCGATTGTGTTCACCGAAGTGATCAAACCGTTGATGGCTATCTTTACGCCTGTAACCGTTTCCCCGAACAGAGTTACCGCTTGTGATTTTATCACTTGCCAAACGGCAATACCAGCCTGTTCAATAGGCGTAAACAACAAAGTCGCACCATCAATAAATAATTGACCGAGCGTTCCCCACCACGCAACCACCGTATCAAACCACGAAACAACAAAGTCGCCCATCAATCCAAGCATTTTTTCGCGAAAGATTGGGTCACTAAAAAACTTATCTATGCTTTCACCCACGCCTGTCCAAAGAGCCGACATTGCTATTTGGACATCGGAAGCGATTGCCGCAATCCCACCCAAGTTTTCAATGAAAGAAGCGAATCCACGAACAGCCGGAGTCACGTAGTTATCAAGCATATTTTTCATCGTGGGCATTAACGATGAAGCCAGTGCCAGTTGAACCGCTTCCGTTGCGCTTTCAAAACTTTTCATCGCACCGGAAAGGCTGTCCATATTGGTGTCAGCCATATCTTGTGCGGCAGTCGTGTTCGTTTTGTAAGCGGAAGTGAGTTCGTTCATCCGGTCAACGCCAGAACCGACCAGTGCAGAAATGGCACGTGCCCCTTCTGTGCCGAAAATTTCTATCTGTTCACCAGCCGTTAAATTGGCATCCGTCAGGTCGGCAGTAATATCAACGAGAGGTCTTAATTTCCCTTCATTGTCAACGAAAGTTAATCCCAGTTCTTCCATCATCTTTTCAGCTTTATCAGCCGGTGCAAGCATCGCCCGAAATGCCGCATTCAAAGACGTACCACCGGTGGAACCTTGAAAAGCGTTATCCGCTAAAATACCAAGTGCGGCACTCGTTTCTTCAAGCGATACGCCAGCCGTTGCGGACGTACCGGCCACGAACTTGAAAGCGTCACCCAATTGCCCGACATCCGTATTTGAACTCGTAGCGGTGATCGCAAGCGTGTTCACCACCTTATCCAAATCTTCCGTTTCCAAACGCATACCACTTAAAATATTTGAAGCGATATCTGCGGCACGACCTAAATCCATTGAACCGGCTGATGCTAAAAGTAATGTCTGCGGCAACGCTGACATAATATCATTCGCATCAAAACCGGCCATCCCTAAAAACTGAATTCCCTCTGCCGCTTCACTGGCGGAAAATGCTGTCGAGGCTCCCATACTTTTTGCGAGGCCTTCTAATTTTTTGAAGTCTGCACCGGAAGCGTTTGTAATGGATTGAACACGTTTCATCTGTGATTCAAATTCACGTGCCTTACCCACCGTGTCACCGATAGCACCCACCACGCCATTCACGGCACTCATAAATCCGCTTGCCGCAATATTTCCAAGCGCAACCGCACCGGCTATCCCCTTCTTCCCGAACGCTTCTGTTGCGTTTCCGCGAAGTTTTGAAAATACCCCCGAAGCATTATCTTGCGCACCGACTTTTATTTTTACATCATTCGCCATTTGATTTGCCTATATCTTGCAATTCGGTTTCAATGACGCTGAATGCTTCAACGCATTGATTTGGAAGGTGGATAATTTCATCCATAGAAATCGTCCGTTTACTTTGGTGGTGGGTCAATCTATAAAGGAATAAATAATGGAATGAATCGTTGTGGATTTGTTGCGCTGGACAGCCTTTGAAATAATATTTCCCAACGAATTGTTCTTGTTCATTTCCCATCTGATGTAGGCAATGAGTGGGTCGCTGATAACCGTGTTGACAAGCTATACACTTCTCAGCTTTTACAAACCACCACACTGCCTTGCGAAGTTTTTTAGTGCCTCTCCGTACAGACTTGCTGTATTGGCAATCGCGTTTGAAACTTCACCGATTAGGCTCTGGTCATCTGGGTTGATGCTCACAGGCAATCGTAGAAAGACGGTTACTGGGTTTGTGATATCTTCACCGTCAATTTTAAAGTTTCGGAAGTCTTTTGTGTGGTCTGTGAATTGTTTGAACACTTGTAAAACGGATACTGGGAACGCCAGAATTTTAGACGCTTGTTCAGGGTCTTTCAATTCTGAACTGAGCCGTGAGTCACGCCATTTGTAAAGCACATCCACGTCATCACTTATTCCTAAAACATCTATCGCATTCATCTTACGAATTTTAACGGATAACCGTTCTTCTTCTGGTAAAGAACGGTTATCCCCATACACTGGCACCAGTGTAATCCAATCAAAACCTAAATTACCCAACTCCATTTGAAATCCCCCTTCGGGATAATTGTTTTTCAAGCCGTCTTGAATAATTACAATCTAAGTTTAAATCCAAGTCATTGAAATTTCATCTTCGCCAGATGAAGATGCAAGAGCCACGCCAGAAAGCGAAACTCTGGACATACCTTCTTCTGGTATTTCAACTCCCACTGGGTCAATTTCACACGTGTCCATATCAATTCGAACAATGTCGCCAGCCGTGTCACCCAATGTAATTCGCAGATCTTTTTGGATCTTCCGGAAGAATTCACTGTGAAGATGTGTTTCGTCTTTCTTCACAATCAAATCCAAACTGAAAGTGACTTCGCGCATACCGGCCATCACTACATCGGTAGGGTTGGAGTCACCAAATTCTTCGTTCAATAAATCGTGGCCGGTGGTTACTGAGACAGAACCGCTTACGACTTTTGTGGTCGTTGAACCGCCATCCAAGCTGACGCTACCAACGGTTCCATACAACGGTGAGCCGGTCAACGTGGCCGTAGGCAAGAACGGTGCAACGGCATCATCATCTGACCACGTATGGGTAGCTTCTATTGTAGCGGTTTCCGTTGAATGGACAACGGCTGTTACTTGGTGGCCAGCACCCGAATTGTCATCACTACCAATTTTAACGATGGAGTATAAACCTAAAAAGTCAAGGTCATCAACCACCAATGCGGCAACGGTACTTCCAGCACCATTTGCGGCAGTATGGCCGGTTCGCGTGAACCCTTTTCCAACGCCATTTATATCTATCGTGGCATACCCCGAACCACTCCACGAGATAGTGAAATCCGTTGCGACAGCACCGTAAACGACTTCGTGAATATCAGATGTTTCACGGTAAATAGTTCCGAAGTCGCCAGAGTTATCTTTCCCCAACGTATAGACCACACTCGTTGAAGCGTTTACAGTTTCTGTTCCAAAAACCATCGCCAGCAAATCACCAATATCTGGTGCGACTCCCAAAGAACCGGAAGGACGGACAAGGCAACTCATCCCCCACGTTGCGGAAGTTTTACCTTCCGTTCTTTCTTGCCGTGACCGTGTATTTTTTCGGTCTGATGGGATAGCACGATTTACAACGGGTGCCATTGAAATTGAACTGGCACGAAATCCGGTGGAAGCCGTTGGTTTTACTGCCACTCCGTAAGTAGATTCCAGTTGCACGAACCCTACCAAATCGTGACCATACTGGAAATTGTCAACACTCATTTCAAACCTCCGATTATAAGCTACACATCACTTGAGTTTCAATTAATCCGTCACGCCTAAATGCGGTTCCGTCCGTTATCGTGTCGGAATAATCACGTGAGGATACAATTATTTGGTCACACTGATCAACGGAAGAAACGGTGAGTCGGGGGAAGTCGGCAATCACTTCCTCCATACCACGAATCGTTCTATACAACCGCTTCCCCATTACCTCTTGTGGAAGTAAACTATCAACGGCTTCATTCCCCACCAAAATGACCATAATATTTACCGAATGAATATGAACCAAATCGGTTCGCAATTCATCGGGCACAATGCTATCAAAACAATCTACCACGCAAGCTGGATACTTGTCATACCGTTCAAGCGGTGCTTTGTAATAAGAAGCAATGTCCACCAGTGTTATACTGTCGGACATTTCCGTGTCAATCGCTGTCAGCTTGGTTGCAAGGTTTGCCGTAAGCAAAGTCACAAGAGCATTCACAACATCTTCCGGTGATCGTGTTCCAGCCATTATAATTTCACCCGTATAAATCCCTGTCCACTTTCTACGATGAACTGGTGTATGAGTTTCGGCCAACGGCTCTTCTGTTCTTTACGCAAACGGATCACTTCACGTTTCGGCATTTTGGATGTTCCCGTTTGGTGGTAAGAAGCATAAGGCACAGCCGAACCAATCGTCATACCTTTTTTAGAAGCCACGAAAAAATGATTGGGATGTTTGGCTTTCGTCAAACTTCCCATCAAATTTCCGGTGGCTATTAAAATCCCACGTCCGCGAAATCTCTTTGCCTTCCACTCTCTGTAAGGAGAACTCAGCCTCTTCCATTTCCCTTTCGTGGTTCTTTGGTCTTTGAATATTTTGCGTTCACCTTCTAAGAAATCTTCTTGAAGATCCGGCCATACACCACGCAAATCTTTGACGTTCTTTGCGTAAATGCCCAATGCTCTTGAGAGTTGTTTTTCACCTTCAATTTCTAAGGTGATATTTAGAAGGTCGGAACGCTTGGGTGCCATCTAAAAATCCATATCGCGTGACATTTCCGAAGCACGTTCATCGCCATCAGAATCCAAGTTAAAAGAACCTTCTGGAGACTGCTCGTTTTCTTGGGTGGGTGAGTCATCACCCCTATCGGCATCCACCAAAGACATACCCCCATCACGCAACAAATCAAGCAATCGTTCGTATTCAGCTTGCAACGCATCGGCTCTTTCATTTTCACCGCTTGCGCCTACGCTGTGAGTGCTACGTTCTGCTTTTGCGCTCGCACCGTATTGGTTCA